CTACTCAGGTGACGCGCTCGAACCTCGCCGCTGCCCCGCTTCGATCCGCTGCAAAATCTCCCGGATCACCTTGATGTCCCCCGACTGCGCCGAGACCAACGCCTGAAGATCCTTGATGGCGGCAGCCGTATTGGCTGTCGTCTGCTCGGCCGCGGCGATCCGATATGCGAGATTGTCGATTTTCCGAACCTCGCCTTCGATAGAGTGGAACCGCTCTTCGGTTCGCTCCTCCAACGCCTTGACCTCGGCGATTCTCTCTTTGTGGTACTGCTCATGACCTGACCGCCAGCGCTGCAATTCCTCGATGTCCCGCGTGGTGTTGGCCCAAACATAGATCCCGGTCGCAGCAAAGGTCGCAAGACTGACGAGCTGCAGCAGCGTATTCAGATTCCACTCCAGTTTTGGAGCGCGCGAAATCCCCATCGTCCTATCCTCGCCCATCAATCCTTTTGCCCCTCAACGACCTCTATCGACTTCACCAGTGCAACATGCCGTCGCCGACACTCCCCGAGCGCTGCTCGGTCCTGCCCCCAGAGCTTTGCGGTCGCGGAAGCGGAAAGCGCCCCGTCAGGAAGATCGGAAACAGGATTGCACGGCTGCTTCAGAACTTGCGGAATAGAGGCGGGATCAATCCCTCCCGATGGCGTCGATTGCGTCGCGCAGCCGGCGAGACACGGCAGGACCACAGCCAGGAGCAGGAACGCTCGTCTGTTCGTCTTCAAGGGCTTTCTCCAGTTCGGAAATGCGGATGGCATCGGTCGATTGGCGAGTGAGGTAGTCCCGCTCCACCGCGTCGATCTTCACTTGTGCCTCGGCGCGCGCAGCGGCCCGCGCCAGCTCGGCGCGGCGCTGCCCCTCTTGCCAGACAAGCCGCTCCTCCAGCCGACCGGCGTTGCGCATCCGGCCGACACGGCCTTGCGCCAGGTCATCGACCATAGGACCGAAAGCCGGAACGAACCGCAGGTAGGGCGTGAGATAGTTCGCTCCGGGCAGGCCCTCGTAGAAGAGAAGCATGGCGGCGATGATCAGGCCTTGCAGCCCGAGGAAGCGCGCGAGCGCAAAGAGCGTCAGCATCATCCAAGCATTCCCTCGAGGCAGATGCGTCGCTCGTCAGCCCGGCGATTTGCAAGACCCTGCACGCGCCGGCCGCCGGCCTTGTCCCACATGAGGATCGCTTCGCAGGCGCCGCGGATGTCGCCGGTATTCGCCCGCCGAGCAACGGTCGAGCCGCAGAATGCACGGCTCCCGATATTGTATGACAGAGAGAGGAAGGCGACGTAGCTCTTGGCCGGAACCGCATCAGGTGCTTTCAGGCATTTCCGCATCGCGGTTTCAAACTCGACGAGGCCATCGCCGAGCATCGCTTTGCACTCGTCCACGGTATAGCGATCGCCCATCTTGACACCGCGAGTCTCACCAAAGCAGACCGTAGGGATGCCGACCACATCGCGATAAGCGGTAGTGCGCAGCCCCTCCCACGCTCCAACAAGCGCGACGGCGGCGGCCATGAGGACGCCGCTCTTCTTGAGTCGACTATTCATCGGAAATTCCTTTCTGCGCGACGATCCGGGCGATGAAAGCCGCTGCGGTGACCATGAGGGAAAGCCCGGCAAAAAGGCCGGTCGGGATGGGAAGCACGTCGCCTGCCAGCGGCAAGGCGGCTTCGATGCCGGACAGAAGACCGGCGAGGGCGATGAGGCGGATACTCCAAGCACGGCGAAGCACCGCCCGCCAGTTGGCAACGGGGCGCATGGTGATGTTCCTTGGTTGGTGATGCTGGGCGGGAAGGTACTGGCGCCGCCATTCCTAGGTTGCAAATGTCCGGCTCAAAACTATATTGCCGGCGAGAGGTATTGATGCGCCAAATTCTACGTAAATCCACGCGCGTTTTTTCGGCGGTTTCCGCGCTGGCCGTCCTTACATACGCCAATTCCGATATTCAGGGGCCGCCCGTCATTCCGCTAATAGACGAGCTTCCCGTTATCGTGTTTGGGGCCGCTCCCGAGAAAACGACGTCAATAGATTTCGCCAATTTTGCGTTGCCCGAAGATGCTATCGAAATCAGCCCGGGGGTGTACACAATAGCTGACACTCAAAATGGCTACATCCGACAAGTGAAAGACCGGATGGTTTCTGTAGTCGCGGGCGAAGGAACCATGAAACCGAACACTGAGAAGGCTGGGTTTAACACTCCTACAAAACCGTTCCCAGTGCTGTCTCTTCAACCACTAGGTGATGGCTATCTGTCGTTCTCATCATCTGGGGTTGGCGTCAACTTTCACGGACCATATGGCGTAGAATTTATTGCCAAAAACTATAGCATCGGTGCGAGCAGTTTTAGCATAGCCTCGAAATTCACCCAGCGTCGCGGAAGTGACGTAATAGCCATAGATGCCAATGAATTACGCAACACATTCGTGCGCGTTGATAGAAATGGCATCCAGGCCTTGGATTTAGGATTAGACCTATCCGGGCTTCGGATAATGGGCTTCGATTTCTGCGGAGACTCCATAATATTCTCCCACGCAAAACCTGGCGGCGACGTAACGTTCGAGAAATTCGAGAACGGACGGCGGCAGGTCCTATTTGAAGACCGCCCCTATTCCAATGCCATTAAATGCCTTGGCGAAGACGACTTCTTGTATGGAGCTAGATGGGAGCTAAAGCGATATACGGGAGGCGAAACAAGCGTCCAGGCAACAGGGTTCGTCCACATCGCGTCAATTCGGCCAGCGCTGTCCACCCATCAAACTTTCGTCATTACCGACTCCGATGCAGAGACTATTACCCGCCTATCTCTCAGCGGAGAAAGGGAAATAATCGTCACGACAAAAGGGCACGCCTTTTCCGATCCATTCAGCAAGATGGAAGTCATCGGGAACGACATCATAGGCATGACGCCAGACAACACCATTCTTCGTCTCCACACCGATACGGGCGGCTACACGGTGCTTTTGTCACCATCTGGAACTGGCGAGTGGGACAGCATATTGCGTGGATATAAGTTCAAGTCGCTTCGTGCATTCACCTATGACGATTCGAGCGGCGTAGCGTACCTGGGTTCTAACCACGGGATTTTCCGACTGGACACAAAGGCCAAGACGTTCGAGCCATTCGTCGGGGCAGAAAACGAATATGGAAATATCGATGAAGTTGGGCTTGCCGCACGCTTTACAGTTGTCCGAGATCTGCTCTTGAACGGAGATAAGCTCTTTGTCGCAGACGCTTGGAACGACAAGATACGATTAGTGGATACCACCACAAGGAAAGTCACGACGTACGCAGGGTCCGGAAAATCCGAACTGAAATCGAGCAATCGTGCATGCGAAGACCGGGGCCGATACAATTTCAATCGGCCGCTCGCGCTGGCAATGCTCGATGGAAAACTCATAGTCGCCAATGCTCACAGTCACGACCTCGTGGCCATTGATGGAGAAAAGGCTTGCCTATTCGCAGGAACACCCAGCCCTTCTGATATTCAATACGGCGGCGGATACGTAGACGGACGCCCCGGTAAAGGGCAGTTCTCCGGCCCGCAGATCATAACCACTGTCGTTGATGGGATCGTTGTCTCAGACAGGTGGAACAATGCCCTTCGTCACGTTGACCGAACAGGACGCATTAAGACCCTGTATCAAGATGAGAAAATGGCAAGGATGATATCGGCCGTTGCGAAGATAAACGGCCGGTATTATTTCGGGAGTGCGGATTCGACGGTGAAGGCTCTCACCGTCCCCACTTCCAGTGCATCCTTTTAAGGACTGCAGTACCCTTCCAGATAAGCGCACCATTCAATGATCCCGCGACCGATGATCATCCGCGTTACATCAATGATGACTTGATCGGCAGGCGAGATCGGCGCCGCAATCACGGTATACGGAATACGCCGTGCCTCTCCGTTGTAGAGCGACGGATTATTCTGCTCATCAACGTGGATGAAATGGTTGCCAAGAACGCCTGTGGATCCCACCCCCGTCACAAACCTGCAATTGGCCTGCACGCGCGCTTGCCCTCCGCCGGCCAAGAGAGGGATATGCGCCTTCAACTTCACGCGGAGAAGCGCATGCGTTGCGTCGAGGCTAACTTGCCCGAGCTTGGCATCGGGGTTTTCGGCGCGGCTCACTTCCCAAACAAAGCGGTTTCGCGCGACGGAATTTTTGTTGGAACTGAGGTAGTAGGTCCAGGGGTCATCCGCATAGGCGATGGTCGTATTCCACGATCCGACGAGTGCCGGAATGATGGTTTCGTGAGTTGCCGGGCCGTTAGGAAAATAGACGGTCTGCATTATTTGTTCTCCAGTGCTGATAAACGCTCTTCAAGCTCCTTGACTTTCCGGGCGAGCGAAACGACCGCGACCGCTGCAAACGGCGCGTACATGATGCCCTCCTCCTGACCTTCGTCGCCAAATTCAACAAAAAGGTCGAAACCAGCGGCATTCAATTCTTCCGAGATAAGGCCACCGAACCTGCGAGCGCCGTCGTTCTCGGCGCGGCTTTTGTATGAGCGAGGCTCAAGCGCAGCCAACTGCTCAATATCGATAGCAAGCGGTTTCAGGTCTTTCTTGTACCGAAGTGACGACGTACTACGGAGAAACGATCCGTCCGAGGCGACAATCATATTTGCGGCCGATCCGGTCGTGGCCGCATAGGTTCCCCCAGAGACCAAACGCCCGTTGTCAAGGATGGAAAGCCACAAGTCACCAGTCGTGAAACCACCGACATAGAAGTCCATTCTGGTACTCGTCCCGATGACGTTCGGAACAGCCGCGATGGCGGCGGCAATAGCGTCAGTGTTGTCGAGGAACTGAATGCCGCGATCGAGAGTGTTTGCGCCGCTCGATCCGACAATCTGGTAAGACGCACCAGACCCCGTAATCGTTTGAACGAGCGCACGACCGTTCGCCTTCGTATAATTGACACACCGCCACTGCCCTGCCGCATACTCAATGATCTCCATCTCGTCGCCGGCAGCAGCAACTATATTCGACCCACCAGGAAGAACGATGCTTGCCGAGTTGGTGATCGTCGGAGAGCCATTAAAATGAAGCTTCAGCCAGGTACCAACACCCTTGGCTGTAATGGCGGCTATTGGACCTGTATTGCCTGTAATGTTGAAATAGTTGCCGTCATTACCAAGCGTCAGAACCGCAGCGCTGGCAACGTCTGCACCCTTCGCCCATTTCTGAATCTTCGTGAAGGTGTTGGCGCTTGTTAAGCCGGCCTTTCCAGCGAGGGCATCAGGTAAGCCCTCGATTGTGTCGATGCCCTGCTCTCCCGTATGATTAGCGCGATCAAACGCGTCATCCGCGATGCCTTGTGGGTCGTATACCGCCGCGATCAGGTCTCTGATCTGCCCGAGCGTGAGCTTGTACGTAACGCCGTCACGCATGGCTGGGAACTCGTGCTCGAACGAAGGGAGCATCGTGGGATTAAGTTCGTCAATGCGAATAGCCATGGTTACGCCTCCGCCATCCAAAGGATGTAAGACGCCCCCGGAGTGACATTTCGTTGCCAGAAAACACCCAACTGATATCGGCTCAGCGTTTTCACGCCCATGTTCACTTCACCAGAAGCGGCGCCGCTTTCCATGGTCAAATTCAATCCGCCGGACATCCATGCGCGAGGAGTACGAGCCCAATCAAGGTTCGCGGCCTTGTAAGACGTGATATCCGCAAGCGCGCCAACCGGCTGCCAGACGGTATCGCCTTGGTTGATCTGAACGTTTCCGTCAGCGCGAAGGCGCGACCGGTTGACGAGGTTCGTGATGGCCGCAATGTTGGACGCGTTGGTTTGAATGCGACAGGACAACATGCTGTCATAGGCGCTATCAAATCCCGCATCGACCTCAGCAAGCGCTGCTGAATTGTAGCCGACGTCCGCCAGATCCTTAAGCGCAAAACCGTCAGACGGCGTCCAGCGAAGATGATAGGTCTTGTTCGGCAAGGTCGGCAGGTCGACCTGCACGGTCGTCACCAGGAAGATACCGCGATGCAGGAACTCATAACCGGCCGGCACGCGAACCACGCCAGCAGAGGGAGAGACCACCGGCAACTTGCCGTCTGCCGTGAGGATCTCAGGAAAGATCGGCAGGCGGACGCGCGCCTGCGTCATCAGGACGTAATTGTCGTCGCCGCCGCCGCCAGTGACGGCCTCGATCTTCTTGTCGATAGCCTGGTCGAGCTGCGTCGGGTCCGTCTTGTCGGGAGTGAGGCCGGCATTCTTGATGACGGTAACGATCTCCCGCTGAGGCATCTCGATGGCAAGACCCGGCACCCTCGATCCTGAAACGGCGCCGGGCGTGTTACGGTCAGCATAGCCAGCATTTGGGTCGGCGCTGCCAAAGGGAGCGTTATAGTCCATCGTGTCCTCACACTTCAGGTTCAATGGTGACGAGTATCTGGTTGCCGTACTCGTCGATGATAGGCGTGCCGTCCTCGGTCATGAGATAATCGAGGTGGATCCACGGGTGCATGATCGGAAGCGTCCAGGCGGGCGCGTGCTGGCGTAGAAGGCAGAGAATCTGTTCGGCCTCGCCAAGCGAGAACAATGGGTCGACGCCCAACTCACTTGTTCCGCATTCGAAATAGGTGATTGCGGCATCCTTGACGCGTACGCTCCAGTAGGTCTCTTCAGTAGGCGATCCGGTCGTGTGGTAGCCGCCGCATTCCGAGAAACCGCACTCGAAGATGCATGGCTCCTCGATCTCAATCTCGAAACCAAAGTCGGCGGCGAGCCGGATAAAGTCTTCCGGCGTCGAAACTGGCGCTGCATTGACCTTCCGTCGTAGCGCGGCCAAGCGCTGCGAGGCAGATGGCTCAGATGAAAAACAACGCTCCGGCAAACCATGGTCCGCCTCCCAGCTATCGAGCGTTTCGCTTACCGTCTGCGTGCTCGATTCCAGCGCGAGGTGCCAAGCCCGGGCATAGAGCCACTCGAACGGCGACATCAGGACGCGCGTGAAACGGGCCAGCACCGATGCGAGAGAAAGGGCTTCGGCGTCCGGCGAACCCCAGGCAGCGCCTGGCGGCCAAAAGGAAAGGCCGGCCGATATCAGATCATCACTTGTCGGCGAGGAAAGCGCATCGCGCGGCACGTCAACGCCGGGTGCGGATACAGGCGTAAAACCCGCCGTGGTCGTATGTTCGTAGGAATTCCGCTTGGCCATGCTGTGCACCGTCAAACGAAGCTGATGGTGCCGACGACGGGATAACGCCCTGCCGTATAAGGCAGGTCGTCGAGCGGCCAGTTGAGCACATGACTATCCTCACCCGCGACGGCGGAGATCGCCTCCGCAATCCAGCTGCGCGACAGCCAGAACACATCACCGGCCACACCAGGCCGCGCCTTTTCATAGAGCACGGCGTCGATTGCCGCAGCGATGCGGGCACGAACATCGGCGCTGTCGGTCGTCAGGTTGGCAATGACGGGGTTCAGGGGGTCCGGGGTCGGAGGCTCAACCACGCTGTCATTGACACGAATAAGCCGTTGCGCATCGAGCGCCGCCTGCACGACCAGCTTGTCGCCCTCGGTCGGAATGCGGTTCGGCCGGCCATCGAACAGAAAGAACACCGCGACAAATGAGGGCGTCACCCCATCTCGATAGGCCCATGCCTTCAGCACCCCGGGCACGTCGCGCACGATGCGCTCGTAGTCGGAGAGCTTGCCCGCGCCGGGTGGGTTCGCCTTTCGAAAGAGGACGCGCGCGCGCAAGTCCTCAATATCCTCGATATCCGCGCCGCCGCCGATCCCCGCAGCGCCAACGAAGAAATCGCTACCCAGCGTCGGCTCCAGCCCCGGCGCCGAAAGCGCCAGCAGGCCACCGGCCGCGCGATTGGTAACGCTGCCCTTGTCTTCCGCGGCAACGGAGAAGACCACCACGCCGGACGGACTTGTCTGCGCCGGCGACGTCGATATGTACGTGTTGTTGCCGGAAACGAAACGGATACCCGCGGAATAGACCTTGTTGGGTTCGCCCGTCCCCTCGATGACACCGCTCGCCGGCGCAGCGGGCTTGCGGAATATCCCGACATCTGCAGCATGGAGAAGAAGGAACGACAGCGATGCCGTGCGGGCGAATATCTGCCGCGCCACGAAGGCCATGCGCAACTCGAACTCCTGCGACATCCCGGCAAGCACCTTGGTGACCACGGTCACGAAGTTATTTTTGAGCGCGGTATCCGTGCCGGGAAGATGCTGCCGGAAGGCGCCGCGGATTGCCTGCGATGCCTCAGCCAGCGAGCGGATGGACCACGCCATTGATCTGCCTCCAGAGAAGTTCGAATTTCCGTTCAAAGACCCGGGCGCCATCGCGGCCGGTCAGCGTCACCACGTAGTCGACCCGGTTGCCGGGGCGGTCGACCGTCACCGTCACGCCGACCGAGGCGACCGCGCCCTGCGCGATCAGCGGCTCCAGGGCCTCGCGGACATGGTCCTCGACATCGATCTCGATGCTTTCGTAGATTTCCCGCCGGCGCAGCAGCCACAGCCGCGAGCCGAGCGGACCTTCGCCGTCCATCAGGTCGAAGCTGTCGCCGAACCATCCCCGGTTCTGCTCGCCATCCGGCAATTCGCTTTCCTCGACACGGCGATCCGTCATCAGGTGGATCAGCACCTGCGTCGCAAGGCCCTGCTCGGCGCGCAGGTCGCCGGGCGCGGCCGGATGGTCCAGAGCGTTGAGGATCAGGTCTCCGGCAACGCCGTCCCATCCGATATCCGGCGCGCGGTAGGGTTCCTCGCTCTCGTCGAGCGGAATGATGCGAAGCATGAGCCTGGACCTCTAGGGAACAACCGTTCCGGACGTGCCGGTGCCAGTTTCGACATTGTCGTGCCGGTGGGTCTCGTCGACACGAACCCCGTTGACCTTCAGGTAACCGCCGTCGATATCGACGCCTCCGGCGGATATCCTGAACGTCACTCCGTCCTTGCGGACGGTATAGGCAGCACCCGCAAGGTCGAACGTGACGCCATCGCCCATCACCATCCTGATGATGTTGCCGGAGGCATCGTAGAGCGCCGTCCCGCCCTGCGGCAGATTGCCGGGCCGGTTGGCGGGGTTCTCGCCGCCGAGCACATAGGCGATATCCGGATTGCCGGGCATCGGCAGCAGCAGGGCCTTGCCGCCCTTGACCGGATGCGAGGCGAAACCGTGCGGCTCGATGCGGTGGATTTCCGTCCAGCCGTCCGCCATGCTTCCACGGCCGGAAACGAACTGCTGCCCGCCGCGCTCGACCACACGGCCGTCAAGCTCGATGCGCCTCATTCGTCCTCGTACTCCGCCTCGATAGCCCCGGGCGCCGCATAGCCGGCAGATGTCTTGCCCCGCGGATTCTCGCCGCCCAGCGCGCGGGGATCTGCGAGCGACAGCGTCGCGAAGGTCTTGTCGTCGCCGCGCTGCGAGAGGACCACGCTCTTGATGATCATGAGGCCCTCGATGCCCAGCCAGTCGTCATCGACATGGACCAGCCAGTTCTCGTGCCAAATCTCGCCCGCTTCATCCCGCCAGCCGGTCACGGGAATGGAGGCCGTCACGCTGTTGCCCGCCGCACGGTTCGCCTGCCAGGTCGCGCGTGTGCGCATCCGGTCGATGGTCGCCTCGCCTTCATGCGACAGGATCAGCACCCGGTTTCGCTTGACGCCGCTGTCCTTGACCTTCGTCTGCGGCCGCAACTGCTGCTTCTGCGTGCCCTCGCTCTGCTGCCCTCGAACCCTGGTCTCCGAATAGCGGCCCGCCTCCGTGAAGCTGGCGCTGGCGCCGGGCAGGATATTGACCCCGCGCTTGAGCATCCCGGCATGGATTCCGCCCGGCTTCGTCGAGAGCTTCAGCCGCCCCTTCGGCGTGTCGTGGATCAGGACGCCGCGGCCGCGCGCGCGCCGCGCTATCGAGGAAAAATGACTTTCGCCCTCGATGATCTTGTGCCGGCGCTCGACCGGGAAGGGGGAGCCATCCGTCTCGATGCCGACGCCGGCGCTATCCAGTTCGCGCGCGATGGCCGACAGGTCCTTGTTCAGGATCTCGCCGGAAGGGTGGTCGATCGAGGTCTCGACAAGATCGACCGTCCGCGAAATGAAGCTGCACGAAAGCGTCCTGTCGCTTTCCGAATATCCGGTTTCGATATCGCGCACATATCCCGTCAATAGCGGCTCAGGCCGGTCGCGCTCCCCTGCCCGGGTCCTGATCACCGTTTCCTGCCCGGGGAAAACCGGCAGCCCACGCCCTACGATCACGAATTCTCCGCTCGCCGACCGCGCGGCCTCTTCGGCGGAAATCGTGATGTCTATGGACAACATCTGCGGTAGGCCGGAGATCTCGACGATTTCGAGCGGCCCCTTGCTGATCGGGCGCATATCAGCTTTCCAGCGCGTCGAAGGATATCGGCATCAGCATGGGCGTCGTGCTGCGCGCGATATCGACGAGGCTGCCGGCACGCGCGGCGTCGCCGTAGATCTGGTAGGCGAGCACGGTCGACGGCAGCGACATCTGCGTCTCAACCCGCACGATCGGCACGGCATTGGCCGCCTGGTCGGAGACGATCAGCACCGCGATCTCGACGAGCCGCGAAAGGTACTGGTAGAGATCGAGTGCCGAAGCCCCCGTCGCCGAGACATGAGCCATGGCCGCCTCACCATGGGCGACGATCCGGGTTCGCGCGGCGCGCGCCTGCGGCCGCGATATCCACGAGACGCGCGGCGCCGATACCGACAGCCCGAAGGCGACGAGCACCGTCGCAGCCGCCAGCGTGTCGGCATCCGTGCCGGACGGCAGGGCGATCGCATCGAACCCGTCCGGCTCCGTCACGCTTTCTGCGACCACGCGCATGATGGAAAGGCTCTCCAGCGCGAAGGCCTGCCCCTCCAGCGCAGGCGCCTTGGCGACCCGGCTCGACAGATCCGCGACGTCCAGGGCATCCGCCACCAGCGTTTCGGCAAGCGCGCCGAGCCATGTCGAAATCACCGTACGATCCGCCGCCATCAGAAGAACGCTCCGAAAGCGGCCGCCGCTACTGCCATGCCGCCGAGCACGGCCGCCGTCATGTCCGCGACACCCAGCACCGCGCCCGCCTCGTTGCCGATGGGAATGGCCATGAAGGAGAAGGCGATATAGCCCGCCTGGTCGCGGGACCGTCGCCGCTGGAAGTCGACGACATAGGCAAGCTGTCCACTGTCGATCGGCAGCACGAGCCGCCCGGGACCGGATGCCAGCGCCGCCTGCGCGAGGCGTGCCGCCTGCGCGTCGCTGCGGTCGCCGATGAGATAGGCGGTCACCTCGTAGCCGGCAGTCACCAGTCCCATTTCTTCCAGATAGGTGTAGCGCCCGCCCGCATATTCATGCAGCGCAACACGCTTCCCGCCCGTGAAGACGTCGTCCTCCACCCAGAAGCTCGCGCCCCGGTAGCTCGCACGCCGGAGTGTCTTCGTCCAATCGCGCATGATGACTCGCTATCCGCCCGTGCTGACCGGTCGACCGACGCTCGAGGGCATGGTGCGGCCGGTATCGGCGTTGATCTTGCCGGAAGGGCCGCCGGCCATATTGACGCCGACCTTCACCTGGCTGGCTCCGGCGGCAAAAGCCTGCGCGATGGC